CGCGTGGGCTAGAAATAAAAATAGTCCGAAAGAATTATTTTTTTTTACCATGCCTTCGGTGCGATTAGCACTCGAAGGGTGGTATTCAATGTTGTCTTATACAGGATCGATTCCCGAATACCAAAGGGCATGCTTGGGCGAACCAAGCAGACCACCAAAACTGAAATCATCTCCGACGGCACGGAAAACGTCCATCTGACACAAGTTCAGTGTTGGTAGGTTGTTAGCCAGATTGTTACTGCCAGTGATAGTGACAGTGGGTATAGGGTAGAAAATCGATCTAGTGTTAACTGGGGTGTTAATTCCGTAGTTAGTAGGGCACATGTGACCTGAGGCATGATAAGGAACCTCAAACTCAATAGCGCCTTCGAAGGAAGGGAACAATACCATTCGCGCCTCAGCCAAACCGGGTTGGTAAATGAAACCAACCTTGGTACCAGTAGCGGTAGGGATTGGTACATCATAAAGGACCTGGAGTGGACCAGATCCAAGTTGGTCGGAGGGTCCGGCAAACTGCGCGGTGACATTGTTCATGTACGGAGAGTAAAAAGCAGAAGAAGGAAGAGCAACATTGTTAATGTATACGTAGATTGGGGCTGAAGCATCATAATTGGGTCCTCGGTTTTTAATGAAGACCTTAATGCGCATCGACCCACGGAAGAAAGCATACATTGAGTAGATAACAGAGTACAAGTCCTGAACAGTATCGAAGGTCTGCTGCCCAATAGCGTTATATTGGAAGCGTGATACGTATTTAGGACTCTGAAAGCCAGAAGTGTTAGTGATAGCGCCATTTTGTGGAACCACAGGCGCCCAAGGAAACAAAACAAAGCCGTTACCAGAAGAGCCAGGAGCAGATGCGGTTGGAGAAAGAGTATCCATACGCACGCTACCTAGAAAAGAAAAGCGTTTAAGAAGTTGACGCAAAGAAGTGTGGGTCTCACCGATGCACGAAGAGTAGGGTGCCAGTGAAACCTCACGAAGGGGAATAGACATAGTTTCAGAAACTTCCTTGGTTTTGACCACACGAGCACTACCCACCTGAGCGACATTAGGGATGCCGAAAGGTAGATAGTACGGACGGATGGGCACAGCGAACTGCGCATCCTCCATGTGAGCATAAACAAGGACTTCAACAGAGTTAGAGACAGTGGGTGAAGCCATGAGAGGGTTAATAACAGAAACCTGCACAGTACCAGTGGAGCAATTACGAGCATCACCACTAACGATAGTGGTGTCAACATCGTACTGCGTGTGAAGCCAGGGACGGACTGAAACGAAAGGTACGCGGAAAGTGAAAGTGGTACCAGCGCTCAAGTCAATTTCTTCGGTGTAAGAATAAGCAGGCATGTTAATGAATTTAGTGTCGCCAGCCAAAGCGGTCTCGAAAGTGTAAGGACGGAAAGAGACGCGCAAACGGCCAGAGTGAAATTGAGTTTTGGCAACATGGAAAGTGTAGACCATGGTGCCACGCCAGAGACTGTAAAGAGAAGCAATCTTGGCGGCAAGGGTGAAACGTGTTTCAGTAGCGTAATTGCCAGAACCACGAGCAGCGATAGTTTGAGTCCAAAGAGGGGACACAGGAATAGTGAAGAGGCTGCTGTCGGCATTGGCGGTGACGTTCCACATGAAGGATTTGGTGAAGTTAGGGCGAGAAACAATGTAGTCCAAGCGCATCTCATCGTTGTCAGTGCCGGCCCACCCAGAAACTGTAGCCAATTCGCCATTAGCGCAAAGACCAAGTTTGTGGGAAGTGTCGGCACCGTCAGCGTTCAAGAAGTACTGGGCAGGCGATTGTTTGACGCGGGTGACAGGAGCTTCAACAATAGGTTTAGAAAAGCCAAGCATGGTTAGAATGTGTTCACCAGCGTTAGAAAGCATTCGAGCAGGAGAAGAAAGCCATCCCAATCCAACATAAGGCAAAGCGTCAGCCACAGCGCGACCGACGCCTCCAACGGCACCAGAAATCGCCCCACGTTGAGTACGTTTGGCGATCTCCATGCCAACCTGGGCGTACTGAGTGGACAGGGGAGCGTCGGTAGGATACCTCAACTCCACGTCCTCAAAGTTAGCCCAGATAGTGTAAGAAGCGGAGTTAGCAGCAGCGGAAGAAAGGGGGGAAACAATAGAAATAACGACATTACCAAAAGAGCCTTGTCCAGTTGCTAAGTTGAAGAAAAGGTAAGGAGAAATGTAAGGTGTTACGAATTCCATACTAGTAGAGTTAGCTAAGTTCATTACCACGTGGGGGCAACCACTGGCAGCGTAAGTATCAGAGAAGTTGCTAGTGGCATACCATTGAGTGTGACTGTTCATGTATTCAGCGTAGGGAACATAGTGCATCATGAGGATTCCAGCTTGGAAGGGCTGGGAATTAACCTCAACACGCACACGTACTTTGGCTTTCATTGCCACGAAACCGTCAACTTTGTTAACGTTCTGAGAAATTAGAAAATTAGAGGTTGGGGTGTTTCCGAAAAGATCTGAAGGGAAGTTCAAGTTAGCAATAATTCCACCACGAGATGAGGTGGAACTCCAGACGCCCTGTTTTAAAATGACAGGACGAGCCAAGAAGTTGGAAATTTGGTGAGTGTCTTCAGGCAGGCAAGCGTTGTAGTATTCAGAAGGGAGGTCGTTAGGGCGAGAAGCGTAAACATCGCGAGAGCAAGTACCATCATCCTCTTGGACTAAAGTGTCATTAGTCTCACGGTCTACGTTGTCCAAAACATCAGGAGAAGAATTAAAATTTTGTTCGTTTGAGTTCATAGCAAGTCGAGGTTCTTAGTCGCGGGATGACTTAATCCGCGCAACGCACCGATGTTTCCTTGGATAATGGAGGGCTGCTCCAGGCGATCCTAGGATATAAGGGTAAAAACCCACGCCTCTTCCGTTTACAGCAGTACGAGACATCTTTAGACATCGGAATTTTGTATATGTCAAGTAAGATCACGCAAACGGGTGGGACTGAAGAATTAAATACGTAGGGGACATGAGTTGCCAGTCATCACCTTTACAAGGTAATGACCACAACTCTCAGCAACAACACCATCGATACCTACTGCAAGGGAAGCATCTACGATGCGTGGAACCCAGGTCTTGTAAACCTGAACTCCATGCATGGCAAGTTCCTTGATGACATCATTCACGACTAGTGCTTCTTCAATCGCAGAGCATGTTTTGGTGTTCTTTGTCCAGTTCAGCATCTCAAGACGACTCTCAAGATCTGCTGGACACATGAAGTACGGTGTTATGCCTTCATTTGTGGGAACGCGGCGGAAAAACCTTTTGAGAAAGCTGATTTCTTCGATCTTCTTGAAGGGCACGATAGTATCGCCCTTGTCAGCTGGGGTGTAAGTTAGTTGGTACTTTGCCATCTGTTCAATGATGGTGTTCATATTAAACCATTCGAGAATCGTTCGTTTGATAGAGGCCATGTTGTCGTCGCCGTAGGCTACGAGTCTCACGTTCTTGTTATACTCGGTCATACTATCCTTGTCGGGGCAGTGGTCGCGGGCCAGTTGTAAGTAAACGCAGCGGAAGATGATGTTAACGTAAAGCGAGTTGGCCTCGGCGGTGGCAACGAATCCAGACGGTAGTCCGTGGGTGGTTTGGTAGACAATTCCTCTACAACTACGGGTAGCATAGACCGCATGATACCAAAGGTTTCTGCGGATCTTAGTGTTCCCATCGTTGTATAAGGAATCGAGTATACCAAAAATCTCCCACATGACTCCGTCCATCAAAGTGCCATCGAATTCCTTGAAATCTCCGTCGATGAAAGTGTCAGCGTTAGCCAGAAGGTGATTAGCGAGGGCATCCCATTCTCTGCTCCACACATTGACACCAACCGCAATACCATTATAGATGCGACCTGCGCGCAAGTGCGCGAGGGCAGCCATAAAGTACATACGGAAGGCGATGTTAAAATGCATGGGGCCATTTGAGATGATTCTTGTTTTTCCAGTGTCAACTTTTTCGTGGGAACGGCGTTCGTCTTTGAGGGTGTCAATCCAGATTACTTCGAATGGTTTATCTGCTTTACAAGCCAGGATTAGTTCGTCAACGTCTTGTTTCAGTTTCATTGCTTGGTCAGATTCGAAATCGTAGTCAAATCGACCCATCCAGTTGGTTTTTCCTTTTTTGCTTAGGGGTTTGGAGTGATTCATATAGGGAAAGCCGGGTGAGGTGGTGCGGTTAATGGGTTGGAAGAGTTCGTCTCCTTCAATTCCACGGATGGCATCTTCGTAAGGGAGTACTTGGATATTAATGTCAGCATCATTTCTTCGGGACACTTGGATCTTAACGTCATTGACAGCCATCTCTAGTATGTCACTTGGTACTACGCCACAGGGCCGTCCAACCTTCTTGGCACCTTCGATCAGTGGGTCATGCATGACTCCGTCAATGATCTTAGGTTTCAAGAGGGCTGGGCGGGTGCTGGGCGGTGTTATTTTACCATGTAACTTACTAGGTACGATAGCTGAGCGTGTTGATTGAGCTACGTTTTCGGTGAGCGCTCCTTTGTGCAGAACGCCGGTTTCGAGGCGGGGTTGTTCAGTCTCTACACAGTGCGGCATGTACAGTGGAATGACATTACTGGTGTCGAATTGGGCGAGTGCGGTCTTAATCGTGTCGCGGGTGACTACTTGTCCATGATTTTCGCCATTCTTGGAGCCACTGATGTGGATACCTACAAACTTTGCGGAAACGGCGTTGGTGTTTAAAGAGATTAGTTTACCACAGTCGCCATTCTTAGTAGGGATGTTGTGTTTGATTAGCGAAGCAGCCCAAAAAATTTCAGTTTCCTTGGCTTTTCTACCGTTGAGAATTACAGATATTATGTCTCTCTTAGGTAGTGTGCAGGTGCCTCCCACTCTTGTAAAAACGTGGGAGTCTTCGTGATAATCGAGTCCGGTAACCATGGCACTAAACTTACGGTCGTAAATCTTAATCAAGTCTTCGTCTGTCATGAAATGGTGAGTTAGATCTTTGCCACGCATGAAATTAGGAATGCTGAAGAACATAAGATCCATGGGATCTCCATCTTCAGTGGTGGTGGTAACGTATTCGTCAAACAAATCGCAGTAGTTCTTTGTAATTGCAATTCTGTTAGAGTCGCTGTGGTTAAAAGTCACGGTGAGGGGTTTGTCGTTTTCCAAAAACATAAAAAAATGGTGAGGCATCATGAAAATAGTCCCAACGAGCTGGGTGCAGCAACCTAAAACACTATTAGTACCGTCTGCGTAGTTAGCGGTGAGTAAATACTGCTGCTTGCGCAGGACATCGATAACGTCAAGTTGATTCAGGCTCTGGCCCATCTCGGCTTTGTGACGACCTCGGGTGTTCTTTGAGGCCATAGCACGTCCAGCACTGCGTGCAGCAGGGCGGGATCTTGGTTGTAAAACTCTGGGATCACTTTCTGAGACTTCAGGTTCGTTCTTTGGTGTTTCGTTTTTCTTTTTCATGTAACTGTTAGCCCAATAACTAAATACACCTAAACCAAGCACGGCCAATTTGTGTTCTTTTATAAAATCCCAAGTACCATTGATAATTGACAAGCAGGTTCTCTTAACGATAGCGTAAATCGTGCGAAGGGAGTTAGGCATTCTTTCCATTACGTTAGCGTAAATGTCGGCACACATTTTCATGACTCGGGAGGTGTTACTACCGCTATCTCGATGTTTGAGAAAAGCGATGACTAGCAAGTCCCACATTCTGTCGGGGATCATAATTGGAATGTGATCACACAAATTAACTTCTTTGACATCCTTGGTGCACTCACGCCTTTCGAAGGCTGAGTACGAGTGGTACATTAAGACTAAGCTATCATCCTGATTGAGGGGGTCTTTCTCTATCTGTGCGAGCCAAGTGAGAAATTGGTCAAGTTTGATATTGTTACGGTTTCCGAATGTCTGTTCTCCAGACTGAGCGTAGATGTCCATGATGTCATGCATTCCGACTTGTGCTACCTGGGGGGCGCGTACTGGTTTTGGTGTTTCTTCTTTCATGTGTTTGTTAAGCCAATCGTTAAGTTTAGTTCCAGCTTCCAAGCGTTCTAGTAAGTCTCTTTTGAGTTCAGCAATAAAGTCATCCCAACCAAGGCGTTCACCAGTGTAAGGATCATCCTCATTTCTAAGTCTAGCATCGAAACGCACAAACTCATAAATGTATGGGTTGATTTCCCATCCTGGCAAATCTGCTTTGATCTTTTCCAAGTCTAGCGAAGAAAGAACTCTACCGTGACGATTCTCATGTTTAAGAAATTCAGGCTTGACTCTGACCTCCCACGACTGTGTGAGACGGTTCCATACTGCATCCTCATAAGTAAGGGACTCCACTTGAAGGTGTCTGTTGTTGGTGGAGCACATTACTACACTAGAAGCAAATCGGGTGCAATTTTTCTCATTAAGACTAGCCATGTGTAACGGGTAAGGAAAGGGACCAATCATTCTAATTAGTTCAAAGAACTCAATGTTAGGGTTAGATGAAGAATCTTTTTTCTGTCCAAAGTCGTCTAGGATGGTGACAAACTGACGCAAGGCACCATCCCAGAAAACCTGTTCAGCACAACGCATGTAAATTTCGTTTTCCAAATCGGTGAGACCAGCGGCTTTACACAATTCCAAAGCGATAAGATACTGCAAGCGACTTTTACCAATTTGGGACTCTCCAACTAGCCAAATGGCGAGCGGGGCGTTTCGTACGGTCTTGACGTCTGGATACTTGTCTTCCACGTAGGTACGGAGTTTGGCAGCGTTAGTTAGGCCACGCTGCATGGCTCCCCGGTATTCTGGGGTAAGGGCAGATGAGTAGTCCAAAAGCAATCGGTTTCCTAATGCGTAAAGCGTAGCTACGGCATATCTCCCAGTCTTCTCTGCGCACACTCTGTCTAGGTTAGTTTTGTGTGAAAAGTATTCAATTTCAGCCAGCCATGCTGTTACTTGTGGGATGGCATCATCCAAGAGGGTGGCGTCATGGCCAAGAACCTCCACTTCAAATTTCTTCCACATTGGTTTGATGTAAGCTTGAATGGTAGTAAAAATGTCTTTTTGAGCAGAACACATCCTTGGTAACATAGTGATTTTGCGCATCCAAGATTCGGGAGAATTGTCACGTCCGGGTAGTTTGCCAACACCAAATGATACAAGACAGCTAAGAACCATAGCGATGGCCGCGGGAACGTAATTGATGACTCGTTCCCAGAGGTCCTCGCTATCGAAGTCACTTTTGTGATGATAATTGAACCAGGATGTTGCAACTTGAGCGATTTGTTGATCTTCGGTTTGGAAAAATGAAACAATTAACATGACTACATCATAGGTTATGCAGCCCATCCTGTAAAGCATGAAGAATCCCATTAAGCTTAAGATGATTTTGAGAGCAGTTTTAATTTTGATATGTACACCGGGTAGTTCAGTTTCCAAAGCATCGACGACGGCACCGTGCACAGCGTCTTTTACAACACTAGCGGCACCACCATCTCCGAATATGATCTTATCAAGAATCTTGTAACCAGCTTGAGCTTCGTTAATGGAACCAACTTGTGCATTTTGTGATGAGATGATGGTTTCGGCGATTTTGACCAATGAACTAATGATACTGGCGACAGCAGCGGCAAGTGAAGCGCGCTTGATGAGACATTCACACTTTGCAAGGCCACAGCGTTCGCAGGGTTGGGGGGGTTCTTGTTTGACTTCAATGTAATCTCCTCCGACTTGAGCAACTGGAAAGTCGCCGTAGTCGTAGGATACGTGAGATTTTCCTTGCTTGCTAGCTCTTTGAGCAAGCTTGCGTAGTGAATCATCTTTGGTGAGGCGAGCAAGTTTTTGTAGTTGTTGAGTGGAGCTAGATACGTTGCTGGAGCGATTTTGTCGCAACGTACTATAACTTCCGGGGCCGGGGTTAGATTCAACATTTTCGCGGGTCAAGTCCTTAACAAATGAGTGTTCAATATTATCGTTGTCCAAAAAGAGAGCAGGGTCAAGTAAGTTGTCGGGAAATTCCTCGAGGGCATCGGGGGGGGGAGTTCCTGGGGCAGAGGTGGGGGGTTGGTAGGCGTCTTCGGCATCATCAGACAGGCAAAGCTGGTGCATGGTTTTTGCAAACCGCATAGCTTCGACGTGAGAAAATGCGTTCTTGATAGCATCCTCTGCGGCGTTCAACTTTTCGTCAGTGAGGTCAGAAACATCAGTTTCGAACCGGAGCAAACACGACTGCCAAAACGCACTCTGATTCACCATCTGCCACGTGAATTTATCAGTGGGGTAGGCGAAATCGAGTTCGAGTTGGACATCCATGTCCAAATACAAAGCACGAATGTACTTTGAAACGTCAACCAAGTTTTGAAAGCGAAAGTTTATTGAATTATCCATGTTGGGTCGTGACGGGACTATAAAAACAATACCACTTGCGGTGCAAGATCCTCGTCAAGAACCACCTGCAAGCTACAATAACCCAAAAAGGGGCGGCAGAAGCCTGGCTTTCCTTAACTGAAAATAACCTAACAAAAATCCGCATGACATACTCCGAGCAACAAAGGAAGGGGAACGGAATAAGAAGAGTACTAGCTCTCAGCAAATAAATGGGGTCTTTCCAGGGGACCGATGAAAGAAACCGGTATCCCTAGGGTAGCAACTGAAAAAAGAAGCCACGATAGAAAATGTTAGTTTGGGAGTGGGTAAGTTGAGGCGGGCGGTCGTTCGCAAATGCGCAAGTCACGTACGAAGTTCCACATAAAAAAACCAGCGGGGAGGGCGCAAGATCGCGCAAACACCCAGAAAAGATGAATACGACAAGCGCAAATCTAATGGGGGTGACCTGAGAGGCTGGAATAAAATGATCCTATTTTTAATTGGATAAAAAAGCAACACGGGGTTAACCCGTG